ATTGTCTGCTCTCGTAAAGATGCAAACAGATTTGAAGTAACAAAGTGTGGAAAGAATTGTTCTTTCCTAACACCAGGACAGACCCTTACAGTTGACCATTGTAAGGAGTTGAGTGGCAAGGGTTGGAATGTTCGTTATGCTGAGACAGCATTTAAGAAACAGGAAGGACCTAAATCATCAGGAGAAGCTGGTAAGCCACAGAAAGACTAGGTCTTATTTTTTTATATTATGGAGTTTATATTATGAAGTTTTGTCACATTGCACCCGTACCTCATCTCGATATGGTACAGAAACAACAAACACATTTAACCTTAGCACATATTGCTGCTGAGGATACGTCGTACTGCGAGTTCTATAAAGAACAAGGCAAGATCCCTAACACAGTAAACATTATGGACAACTCAGGCTTTGAGATGTTCAAGGCTGGGATGCCTAACTTCCCACCTGAAGAATTAGTTGGCTTAGCTAAGAAAGTTGATGCTGACTATATTGTTATACCAGACTATCCAGACATGCCCTCTATGGTAGGTATCGATGACGCTAGACGTTATGCTCCTATTTTTAAATCAGAAGGCTTCGGTACATTCTTTGTACCACAATCAACTAAAGGTGATCTCGAAGACCTCATCTTATCATTTGCATTCGCAGCAAGCAATCCTCTTATAGATTACATTGGTATTAGTATCCTAGCTGTACCTCATGCATACAATTGTGAGAAAGGAAACAACCTACAAAGATATATGTGTAGGTGGAAGTTTATGAACGAGATCAAATCAAGAGGTCTGTTACAACTTGCTAAAGATAATGATAAACTAATTCACTTCTTAGGTATGGTTGATGGACCAAACGAGATTGCATTGTGCAAAGACTTTGGTATTGACACTTGGGATTCCAGTGCAGCTATATGGGCTGGCTTCAATGGTGTCGAGTTTGATAACTCTCCAACCGGATTATATAACGGTAAATTTGAAAAGCATGTTGACTTTCAATACAAGACAGAGGATAATAATGCCATCCAGTTAGCAAAGCATAACATGGACTACATCAACGAATTAGTAAGAGGCATTAATGAAGTATAGGTTCAACGAAGATAAGATTCTAAAAGAGATTAGCGAATACGTTGCCTCTACTTACTCAGCTCATTATGTAAATGAGAAAGCTGGAACTAAGGATGAAGAGATTCAGACTATTGATGTCTGGAAACAAATGGGACAGGAGAAGGAAGCCTGTCATTCAAACATAATCAAATACGCTATGAGATATGGTAAGAAAGAAGGCTACAATAAGAAAGACCTTATGAAGATCATTCACTACACTATATTATTGTGGCACTTTACACAGGACGAGAAATGAAGCATATTTTATCACCGCAGATGCAACGCGATCTGCTAACCAATGTACAAGAGGGTGACAGTCAACCTAACGCAGTTGATCTTAGAGTTGACAAGATGTTTCAACTCAAGGACGAGACGTTTGTCATTACTGACGAAACAAAGAAGCACAGGGGATCTGTAGAGATTCAACCAGACAGCAACAATATGTTTTGCTTAGAGCCTGGTGTCTATGAAATTATTATGGAGAACATTGTAACAATACCAGAAGGTTATGCTGGATGGGTTATTACAAGATCTACATTGAACAGGAATGGTTGTCACATTACATCAGGTCTATATGATTCTGGTTACAATGGTGTGATGGCTGGACTACTTCATGTAGCACATGGCCCTGCAGCGATTGAGAAAGGTGCTCGAGTAGGACAGTTCTTAATGTTCGAAGCTGAGACGCTATCAATGTATGATGGTGACTATGGTGTAGGTAAAGAACATGATGCAAAATATACTGGAGAGTTTTAAGTGGAAATTAGTATTCAGATTGAAGAATTACAAAAGAGACGATTGTTTATTGCAACGCCTATGTACGGTGGTCAATGTGCTGGTATGTTTACCAAGTCATGTAATGACCTAAGTGCATTATGTATGCACTATAAGATAGAAGCTAAGTTCTACTATCTATTCAACGAGTCTCTAGTAACGAGAGCAAGAAACTATTGTGTCGATGAGTTTATGAGATCAGATTGTACTCATATGATATTCATTGATTCCGATATTGCTTTCAATCCTAACGATGTCATTACAATGATGGCTCTGATGGATAGTGAGGACCCAGAGTGTCCTTACGATATTATGTGTGGTCCATATCCTAAGAAATGTATTTCATGGGAGAAGATTGTACAAGCAGTCAATCAAGGTGTAGCAGATGAGAACCCTGAGATCCTTTCTAAGTACGTTGGTGATTATGTATTTAATCCAGCTGACGGTGGCAATCAAATGTCACTAACAGAGCCAACAGAAGTGCTAGAAGGTGGAACAGGTTTCATGATGTTCACTAAGAAAGGACTACAAAAGTATGCAGATGCTTACGAGCATTTATCATACAAGCCTGATCATGTAAGAACAGAAGCATTCGATGGATCGAGAGAGATCCTTGCATACTTTGATGCTCTTATTGATGATAAGCAAGCTAACCTCAAGCCAGAGCTTGAAGAGTTCTATAAACAGAACCCTAAAGCAACGCCTGAGGAAGTACAAGAGTTCATCTTCGATAAGAAGAGCTCGCTTATCTTAGGTAATGATTTACAAGGTAACCCAATGGAATATTCCAATAGGTACCTTTCAGAGGATTATATGTTCTGTCAATGGGCAAGACGTATAGGACTCAAAGTGTGGTTGTGTCCTTGGATGGAACTACAACATATGGGCTCTATGGTCTTTGGTGGGTCTTTAAAAGACTTAGCACAGATTGGAGCTCCAGCAACTGCTGATCCAAGTAAGATCGGCAAAAATAAGCAAATGTAACTGAGACAATATATTATGAAACTAAGTGAAAATACAGTGAGCGTCCTAAAGTCGTTCGCAGTGATAAACCAAGGGATTGAATTCAACGCAGGTGGAACTTTACAAACTATCTCTCCGCAGAAGTCTATTATGGCTAAAGCAGAGATTGATGATACGTTTCCCGCTCAAGGATGTTTCTATGAATTGAATAGATTCTTAGGTGTCCTTACTTTGTTTGATGATCCACAACTTCAATTCAATGAGAAGTTCGTCACAGTTAGAGATACAAAGAGGTCTGTAAACTATACGTATGCAGATCCTCAGATGATTGTAACGCCTCCTTCAAAAGAGATTCAGTTACCAGCTATTGATATAGCCGTAACTATCAAGTGGGAAGACCTCAGCAATACACTCAAGGCTGCCTCAGTAATGGGACTACCTGAAATTGCTATCTCTTCTGATGGAAGTGTTATTAACTTGGAGGCCATTAGCTCTAAGAACCCTACTGCAGACAAGTACAGTAATGTAATTGACAATAACAGTAGTGGTAAAGTATTCTCTGCAATCTTTAAGATTGAGAATATTAAGGTAATGAATTTTGATTATGATGTTGAATTATCTTCCAAAGGTATAGCCAAGTTCAAGTCAGCTAACGACCACGGTCCTAAGCTAACTTATTGGATTGCCACGGAAGGTCATTCAACCTTTGAATAGGATAGTATATGCAGACTCAAGAATTTCTGTGGGTAGAAAAATATCGACCAACGAATCTTGATGATGTCATACTACCGGAAGAAACGAAACGGATCTTCCAACAATTTGTAGACCAGGAGAATATTCCTAATCTACTCTTGACTGGCTCAGCTGGTGTAGGTAAAACTACAGTAGCTAAAGCCATGCTCGAGATGTTAGGTGCCGACTACATTGTTGTGAATGGATCCTTGTCCGGTAATATTGACACACTAAGAACCGATATAATGAACTTTGCAACGACAGTGTCGTTTAGCGAAGGACGTAAGTATGTCATCTTAGATGAGGCTGACTATCTAAATCCTCAATCAACACAACCAGCTCTTCGTAACTTTATGGAAGAGTATTCTAAGAACTGTGGATTCATTCTAACTTGTAACTTCAAGAACAGAATAATTTCTCCGCTCCAATCTAGGTGCTCAACCGTCGACTTCACTTATACGAAAGGTGATGCTCCTAAGTTAGCTGGTGAGTTCTTTAAGCGTGTATGTAATATACTAGAGCTCGAAGGCGTACCATACGATAAGAAAGTAGTAGCAGAGATAGTACAGAAGTTCTATCCAGACTGGAGACGTGTGCTTAATGAATTACAAAAGTATGCAGCAACAGGAAAGATAGATACAGGAATACTTGCTAACGCTACAGAAGAATCATTTGGTGCATTAGTTAAG